GTATGAGCGGCGAACAAAAGAGGGAACAATTAGACAAAATCAATATGAGAAAAGCCAATATAGCGCGCAGCGTTTATGGTTTAGGTAAGGTTAAATAAGGGGCGCATAATGGAGTTTGTTTTGAAGTTTTTTGTTGAGGGTTGGAACTCTTTAACAGATAGTTTTATATTGAAAGCGTTATTAAGTGGTGCGGCAGCCGTCGCAATATGGATTATTGGAATTAAACACGTCCAGATTTTGGGCGTGTTTATTTTATTGGTGTTCATCGACCTTTTCACTAAATGGGCGGCTATTGCCTATCAAATGTTAATTGATGAATATGGATATAATAAAGACCAAATGGCGGTATGGGAAAAATATCGTGCAATACCGTTGGCGTTTGAAAAGGGCCTAATTTCCAGTCGATACATGCGAAAAGGGTTTGTGTTTAAAATCCTAACATATGTAGCAGCTACAATGGCGGCCGTGTTATTCGATGAAATGAGCGGCCAAAAGCAATTCGCGGTATCGTTAGTTTGGTTATATTTGGGTTCCTGTGAATTCCTATCTATTATGGAAAACCTACGCGACGGCGGGAATGTGATGCTAGGTAAATTCCTTGATTTAATCCGAACAAAAATTGAAAACAAGGTGAAATTATAAGGGGGTACCATGAGAGGTATTGACGTAAGCGAAAATAACGGCGTAGTTGACTGGGGCGCGGTAAAGGCTAATGGGTTTGATTTCGCGATCATTCGCATCGGTTATGGCCGTGGCAATTTAGATAGTGAATTCTATAACAATATTAACGGCGCTATTAATGCCGGTTTGTCAGTTGGTGTATACCATTATTCCTATGCTATGAATGAAGAACACGCAGCAGAAGAAGCGGAATTCGTTTTAAATACACTTAATGATGCTGGCTTAACTGTGGATAAGTTACCAATGGGCGTATGGTTCGATATGGAAGATGCTGACGACTACAAGGCAGAACGTGGCATGCCAACAGACCAGCAACTAACTAATATATGCAGCGTGTTCATTAATAAGTTATGGCAAGCTGGTTACGTAAATACCGGCCTATATGCTAGTTATGACTGGTTAGTAAATGTACTAGATATTAGCCAGTTGGGCGGGTGTGCTATTTGGTGCGCACAACTAAATAGTCAATGCGATTATGAAGGCGCTAATTTGTGGCAATATACATTTACTGAAAACATTGAAGGTAAGGAATTTGATGCGGATTTAGTATTGAATTGGCCTATCTAACGGGGGTATTGTATGGATACTATCAAGCAATTCATAAGGGCATATTTACCAGTTATCACAGTAGCATTGCTTATGCTACTGGTGGTAGTTGCTGGCCTATTCGCCTATAATATGATGCATACCAAAAAGCTACAAGAACCGGTTATTATCAATCAGACCGTGGCGAAAAACCCTGTTAAATTAGGGGAAGCGCTTAACGTATCGCCAAATGTAGCGAAGGAAGTTATTGCATACAGGGAAACGGCGCAGCCGGTAGTAACATATTATACGCAAGCGCCAACGCTACATGATGCGGCAGTAGTTACGAAAAATGCGATTAAGGATAAATCACCGAATATTCCAAAGGAAGCTATAGAAAAAAGCGATAGAACCGCAGTTGTTGAAAATACCGATGAACAAAAGATTGATGTATATAAGATTAATCTTAACAAAGCGCATCGCGTAATGGGCGGCGTTACTGTACTGGAAACAGGTAAGGTATATGAAACGGTAGGTTATCAAGCTGGCGACTTTCAAGGCCTAGCGCATTTTGACGGTAAGCATTTCAAAGGGGCCAGCACGCTTTATACATTTGCAAAATGGTAGGTGATCCGATTATCTCCGAGTTGCACGGATTGCAACAGTAAACTATTAGTTGACAGTTGGAAAGGAAATATTATGAAAACATTTA